CCAGTCAGTACGACGTATGGGATGGCATAGCGCTTCCGATGGGGCCTGTGATCGCGATAACGGGCTTCACCTACGTCAACGAACTAGGCGAAACCGTAGTCATGGATGACGGCACCGGCTCGCCTACGCTGGTGCAGTACGAACTCGACACGTTCAGCGATCCAGCCAGAGTCCGCTTGCCGTATCTGGGAACATGGCCGACTGCGCGCTATCACCCAGGCTCGATTCGGATTCGATACTTGGCAGGCTATACGTTGCCGGCAGAGAGTCCGACGCCTGAGTATCCGTTGCCGTACTCACTACGCGCGGCGATGCTGCTAGTGCTAGGTCACCTGTACGAGAACCGCGAGAACACGAGTGAGCGGACGTTGAGTGAGATACCGCTAGGGGCTAAGAATCTGATGGACCCTTGGCGGTTGAATATGGGCTTTGCGTGAGTGGCGAAGTGTTACAGATTATCTGCAGTCTGGTAATCGTGGCATGCAGTGGCATCATCTATTGGCAGACGCGAAAAGTGAAGAAGATGGCGGAGGAAAATCTAAAACTCGCCAGAGAAAATCTGCAGCGGGTTTATGCCAAATACGGCATTGATCCAGCAACGCGACCGCCGCTATGAACGCCGGCAAGTTAAACAACCGCGTCGCCATAGATCGACCGGATACATCCCAAAACGAAACCGGCGAGGAAATCATTAGCTGGCATCACATGGGCACGGTTTGGTGCGATATCAAACCGTTAGTTGGCAGAGAGGCATTGCTTGCCGCAGGAACATTGGCAGAGAGCGACACGATCATTCGGTTCCGATGGGAGCCGAGGCTTGCGCAGATCACGCCTAAATGGCGACTGCGTAGGCCGAACATCATCTACAACATTCAGGGCATCGCGGAAGTGGAAATGGACAAGAAAGAAATAGAGGTCCGCTGCAGGTCCGGATTGAATGAGGGCTAAATGGCGAGCGTTGTCACAGTTGAAGTCAAAGGCTTGCGCGAACTAGGCGAACGCCTGAAGGCTTTGGGCTTGGACTTCAAGGAAGGATCGCGGATCGCTCGAGCAACGACAAACGCAGGCGCACAGGTAATCAAGAAGCTCGCGATCCAAAAGGCTCCAGCTTCACCGCCGCAAGACACGCCAGCCGTTCCGCCGAACTACTTGAAGAGCAATATCATCGTGCGCTACGTGCGCAAGAGTCGCCTTAGCTCCGAACACAAGGTCACGATTCGCAGCAAGGGTAAGGGCGTATTGAGCGAGGAAATATCAGCGAATCCCTATGCCATTGGCGTCTATCAGGAATTTGGCACCGTGCATCACGGCCCGCAACCTTTCATGCGTCCTGCTTTCGATCAAGGCAAGACCGCTGCAGTTGAGGCGATGAAGAAAAGATTGACGTTACGGATTGAGAAAGCGGAGCGCGGCGGGAAATGAGTACCGAGGCCGATTTGTTTAGCGCGCTTGGGCCGCTGGTTTCCAATCGTGTCTACCCGGAAACCTTCGTACAACCGAGCGGAGCGCTTCCGGTATGGCCTTCGATTCGTTATGACTTGGTAAGCGAAGTGCCGATGCGAACCTTGTGCAAGGACAGCGGCGACGACGCTCCTGACACGCGGGTTCAGATTGATGGCGTCGACAAGACATTCCTGCAGGCTCGGGCATTACGAGTTCAGATCATGGCTGCTATGGAAGCATTCTCACCGCCCGCAGTTCTGGAAAACACCTTCAACGAATACGACGTCGCAACAAAGACTTTCCGCGTCTCATTGGATTACGTGATTTACAAGTCAAGTCCTGCTGGCTCTCCGTAGTCGGCAGTTAACCGTTTTACCCACGGCCCGCCTAGTGCGGGCTTTTTCTTGTACTAAGCAAAGGAGCTTCACATGGCCGGCGGCATCGCATACAAATGGGAAGGGAGCAGCGTCAAGGTGCTTACCGGTTACACCGGTTCTGGCTCTCCCTCTCCCACAATCTCAGCAATCACTCAGGCATCACCCCCTGTAGTCACTTCAACCGCGCACGGTTTAACGGACGGCGATGTCGTCAAGATCACCGGCGCCGGCGGAATGACGGAGGTCAATGGCAAGACGTTTGTCATTGAGGAACTGAGCGCGAACACCTTCAGTTTGCTCGGGGTGGATGGCTCGGGTTACGGCGCCTATACCAGCGGCGGCGTGTTCGATGAGGGCGCTTTCTCTAATTGGTGCCAACTGACGAACTACAACCAGACAGGCGGCACGAAGCCGGAAATTCCGACTACTACCATCTGTTCGGACGCCGCGGAGTTCCTGCTTGGTCTACGGGACTTCGGAACGACTTCCCTTGACTACCTGTTCGCGCCACTGACAGACACGATCCAGGTCGCCTTGAACGCCTTCGATGCATCTGGCGCAATCATGGCGGTGCGGGTGGAGCTGCCGGATGGCGGCGGGACTCTGGTGCAGCTTGGATTTGTGCAACAGACAAGCGCACAGGCTGGTAACGGAACCGTGTGGACTGGTACGACGGTTATCCGCAATACCGGCGCACGTTGGGACTTTGCGTAATGAACCGAGATCAACTGATAGCGTCAATCCTGAAGGCTTCTTCACCGAAGCCCATCCGGCTTGAAGTTGATGACATCGGCCCCGTCTTTGTGCGGGTGATGACGGCCTACGACGCGGACGTGACTCGCAAGAGTCTTGACGCAACGAAGAAAGATGACGGCTGCGACATTGGCCGGCTTCTAGCTTCGATGCTGTGTGATGAAAAGGGTGAACTGCTCTTTGCGGCTACGGAAGCAGATACGGTTCTGAAGCTTTCCAAGTTGCCGCCCAAGGCGCAGACCGCGATTCTCAACGCGGCAAATCAGGCGAATAGCGCAGACCCAAAGTAGTCACCCCGCGCGATGAGTTCGTCATGGAACTCGCGCTGCATTTGGGGATGCCTGCCGATCTGATGTTGAAGTCCATGACCGAATCCGAGCTAGCCCATTGGAGTCGCTATGTCTCAAGACACGCCTTCCCGTTTAGACGCATTGAAATCCTATTGGCGCAGCTTTCTCTCGTGGTTGCAAAGACGATGGGCGGCGCTAAAGACTTGGGGTTGAATGACTTCATGCTGAAACAACCTTCCGAAGAATTACCAGCTAACGTGACTAGACTAGAGCTAGCCAGAAAAGCGTTTGGCTTTAATCCGCGCAAGCCCAAGGCGTAGAGATGGCTACAGGTCGCTTAGATGTAATCCTTGGCCTAGATGCGGCACAATTCACTACAGGTCTAACTCAAGCCGAACGAGAAGCCGAAAAATTCCAGCGCAGCATGGTTGCGATGGGATCGAAGATAGGGCTAGCGGTAGGAGTTGGACTTACGGCGGCCGTTGCTGGTGTCGTTGCTCTTACGAAGTCATCTATTGATGCTGCCGACAGGCTCAACGATCTATCAAGAGCGACCGGAGTCAGCGTTGAGAATCTAGGAGGGATCGGGTTCGCTGCCAGTCAAGCAGGATCAGACCTTGACGGAGTTGCACAAGCCTTTGGCAAACTGAATCTGAAGATTGCGGAGGCCGCACGAGGTGAGAAAGATGCCGCAGCAGCCTTCAAGGCGATCGGCGTTTCGATCACTGATGCCGCTGGTCGAACAAAAACCGCTGACGCGATATTCAAGGAAGTAGCTACAACCTTTGCTGCCTATGCGGATGGACCCGAAAAGGCCGCGCTAGGCAACGCTTTTTTTGGTAAGTCTTATGCTGCGATCCTTCCTTTACTTGCCGATGGCGGGCAAGCACTTCAAAACAATATTGACTATTACAAGCGCTTTGGCGGAACCACAACCGAAACCGCCAGAGCTGCCGATGAATTCAACGACACACTTGGAAAGATATCTCTAGTTGCCGGACAGTTAGGAAGAAAACTTGCGGAGGAACTATTACCGCCGCTGCAAGCGGTAGCTGACGAACTGCTAAAGGTAGCCGAAACATCTGGCCTATTCGATACCTTGGCATCAGGGGCAAAGATTGCATTTCAAGCGATCGCTATTCTGTTCGCCAATGTCAAGTTTGTATTTGAAGGAGTAGGGCGCGAGATCGGAGCAGTAGCCGCTCAGATGGCGGCGCTTGCCACTTTTGACTTCAAGGGATTTCGCGCGATCAGCGATGCCGTCAAAGCGGATGGCGTAAGAGCTAGAAAAGAACTTGATGAGCTTGAGCTGAGGATTCTCGGGCTTGCTGCCGGACCGTCGTTAGCAAGTCGAATCGGTACGGTCAATCCTGATCGTGAGCTAGAGCGCTTGACTCGTGCTCCTATTGCCGCCCCTAGATTGCCAGTTAGCGGCGGCGGATCATCCAAGACAGACAAAGCGGCACAGCTCGCGAAGAAACAGCTAGACGAGCAACTCAGTCAGCTTGAGAACTTCGTTCGCCGCGAGAGTCGCTTACTCGATGAACGCAATCACGCGCTAGACCGTCTCTACGATCAAGACCGAATCTCGATTCAGGATTATTTCAGTGGGCGTATTAAGGCGTTAAGCGATGCCACGTTTGAAACTGGAGATATATATCGCGAGGAAATTGACCTTCTAAGAAAATTCGTAAAAGAAACAAAAGACGAAACGCTAAAGCTGGCAGCACTGAAGGAACTCGGTAACAAAACAGAAAGACAAGCCGATTTCTTTTCTGAAAGCTCGCGCAAGGAAACAAAGCTACGCGACGACGCCGAGAAGGCTCTAGCCGCTTACGGTGCCAGAGTAGAAGAAGTCCGGACTAGAGTATTGGAGTTAGCTGGAGCCGAAGCAAATGCGGCGCAGATTGCCGCTCGTCGCTTTGATGCTGCCAATGCCGTCTTACTTAGTGATGCCAATCGCCAGAACGACGAGGAAACAAAGAGCAATCTAGCCCTGCTTCGCCAGCGAGCGATAGATCAAACCAAAGTCAATTCGCTGTTAGAACAGTCACGCATCATTCAGGAGAATCTAGGCACCGCTGAAGGCCGTCTAGCCATTGAGCGTGACTTAGGATTGCGCAGCGAGCTAGATACCTATACTGAACTCGGGAGAGCACGTAGCGCGTCTGTGCAGCAGCTACAGGCTATGGCCGATGAATATGCTGCGATGGCCGCTGCGTTCAAAGACCCGGCCATGATCGCGCAAGCGAAGGCATTCCAACTAAGCATTGACGAACTAGCGGCATCGGTTGATGTGCTCGGAAATCGGATACGCACCGAGTTCAAGGAATCATTTAACAGCGCATTCGAGGGATTATTGAACGACCTGGCAGACGGGAAAAACGCGCTGGATTCGTTTAAGGAATTCTTCAAGAACTTCGCGAACGACATCATTCGAAACGTCAATCGTATCGCCGCTCAAAGCGTGACCGATGCGTTATTCAAAGGCAGCGGCTCGTCAGGAGGGGCCGGTTACGGAACCCTATTAGCGGATTTCTTTTCGGGTTTACTTGGCGGGTCTGGTGGAGGGGCCGATCTTTCAGGGCCTTGGGGCATTAGCTACGCATCCGGTACTGACTTCGTTCCCCGCGACGGCATGGCCTATCTACACCGTGGCGAGCGGGTAGTCCCTGCCTCAGATAACAAGGGCGGTACGTGGAATAGATCGACCAATATCAACATCACCGTTCCTGGCGGTACTAACGCCGCAACTGCAAACCAAATAGCCGCCGCCGTCTCACGCCAGATGGCAATCTCTAACGCTCGTTATAACTGATGGCATT